CGGGCCTGGTATAATAACTCAATCTGGCATAAGAAGCAATTACGTGAACCAAAACAAACAATAAAACTATAATTATTGATATTTTCTTCATGACCGTGGATCTTCTGTTTTTTCTTTTACGAAATTTTTAATATCCGTTGCGCTTGCGAGACCTTTTTCAGTGACTGGATCCAATTGGTTCTCTGAGAGGTATTTTATCAGTTTATTAGCCCCGATGTTGTCAATAATCGGCAGTTCTCTTTCAATTGCTTCTTTTTGTTCATTCAGAAGTGTAGAATTCCTAATCAATGATTCAATGTAAGTAATTGTTGAACCGGACGGGGTGAATGCCTCGTTATCCAATTGAATGGCATTATCAAGAAATTTATTGTTTCCTGAACGGGGAAGATATTTTGTTATCCTTCTTAGGACGGTTTTCCGGTACATTTCGCCTTCATAATCCATCCATGTACACGTTTTTATTTTATCTGCTTCAAAAGCCTTGTATGATTCACTAACTTGTTTTATTGTGCTGATTTCTTCATTGTCCATAAATTCATACTGGATATTTCCATCTGATAAATGACCAATAGAATAAACACCTATAATTTGTCCTTTTGTTTTTTTGTTCACATAGTAAGGTTTATGAACAATCCGTGTTTCAATCCCTAAATCGACATCAAACAAATCACCTTCATATACTATGTTTGTTTGAATGTTCTTGACTGTTCCGGTATCGGTTATCAATTTTACAAGGCCAATATAAGAGGGTTCTAAACATACCTCTATTAAATCCCCGTTCCTTCTCGGAACCAAATAAGCCTCTTTTGCCGCCGGATTCAAAGTCAGGTTTATGCTTGAAAGATTTACTATTGATCTCAATAAACTTTCAGGGGTACATTTCCGAAGATATGAGTTCTTTGGATTGTTCCAAATCTGGAGCGCAAATGAACATTCAGATTCAAATTTTTGGCGGGTAAATCCGAAACCCACTAATCTAGATTCAATTTTCTTAAAATAATTTCTATTTACTTCAATTTTATTTTCTTTTCCCATGATTTTAAGGATTTAATTGTTTTAAATATTCAATAATTTCGATATATGCCTCCATTTTTGCATCGGCATAATATTCAACGTCTTTATAGTTGCCCTCTGCTTTTAACTCTTTGACTATCTCAATCTTATTAAGATAAATCCTTATCAAGTCGTCTTTATTCATGATTCATCATTTAGGTGTGAATTTTCAATGTTTTTTTTTAAAAACCATTCTTCAATATCCTTATCGTTTTCGTCGCTTTCTTCAAGTGACTTTTGCCAGTCTCTTTCCAGAATATCGTAATGATTCTGGACTGCTTTTAAGTAGTTAATTTCATTCATTTTCTTCAAGTTTGAAAATTTCTGAAATTGAAAGGTCAAAGGCCCGTGCAATTTTCAGGGCCACGTCAATAGGGGGGGTAGCGTCCCCTAGTTCATATAAGGAAATACTTTGCCGAGTTACCCCCGCTTTTTCGGCCAAATCCTGTTGAGACATGCCGAGATTTTTTCTAAGTTCTTTTATCCTGTTTTTCATGATTTTAATTTTTTTTTCCTACTTTTTTAACGGGTTTTCGGTACCCCCCCTTTTTTTGAACCCTGAGAGGGAAACGATCCCTCTCTTGTTCCATAGCAGGGCTAAAATAATCTCTGATAAGTATCAGAGTTGTAAAATTCAGCAGTGATTGCATAATTTACATCTTTGAATTTTATTGTTACGTTCTGGCAATCATCAAATCTGCCATCTTTTACACCTTTGCGGAATTCGTTTTTCGCTGCTCTTATTTCTCTAGCTGAATTGCCTGAGTGTGCTTCTATTATTTTGTATTTTCTTTTCATTACTTTGTTTATTAGATTAATACTTCAATAAAGCACGGTTACTGGCCGCGTGCTGTTCAGGTGGAAATTAAAAATATTTAGCTATCAACTCTTCAATTAAACCGCTCTCGTCTCCCCACTTGTTATGTCTTTTATCCTTGAACATACGACATGCTAATTCTATAAATTTAACATCATTCCATTTCAAGGAAGCGTAAATTGCGCGGGCAAGAGTTCCGGCATCGCTTCTATCGAAACCTATTTTCATGATCTCTGTTGTTAATTGAACTGCACTTTTCATGACTTTGCTTATTAGATTATTACTTCAATAAAGATCGGTATAATAATTGGATTCTGCAAATATATTTAACATTATTTTAGACTGTTTTGCTAATTTATACTCAATCTAAATAAGAACCCTGCCCGGTAACGATCCGGGTTTGCTCCATGGCAGGGTTAGAAAACTAAACCGAAAATTTCCTCATTCTCAACTAATTCGCTGAAAAATAAGTCTTCATCGTCTTTTTTTATGTTTTCGGTATACTCTGAATTGTATACCTTATTTTCAAATTCCTTTTCAGGTACAACACACACATGTATGTTGTTTGGGATGAAATTTACCTGATAGATATACCCATCATCTATTTCATTATCCCAACAAATAGATGATTTATTCCATTCAACTGCTGTGGTGTAAATGGAAAATTCAATTTTTTCATTTTTAAAAGCCGCAATATTTTTCTCTAAATTTTTCATGATTTTTATTTAAAATTACAAATTTTTTATTAAAACAAGTAAGACTCAATCCTTGCCCACTTGTTAGACAAGTTCTTAACCCTTCTTTCAGGGTTTTCAAGAAACAGGTTATAAGCACGGTTAAAATCTTCGACAGCTTCTTTTTTTGTGAAACCGCCAAAGTCATTACCTTTGGCTTCTTTTTCAAATCTATTTACAAGAGGAATGAAACCATTTGTTATTTCTTCTATTGTTTTCATGATTTTGTTTTTTTTGGTTTGACAAATACCCGGTCAATAAATAATCGGGTTTCGGCTATTGAAGCCTCATCAGTTTGCCTATCCTTTTTAGTCTTTATAAGCTAAATGATAAGCATTAATTCTGAGGGTTAGACTTGTTTTAGGATAAAGGTTTTTAAGCCATTTAATAGCATCTAATTTTGTTATGGCATCATATCTATCTGCTAATGTTTTTGCCATTTCTACGACTATTTTTGTTTTCATGATTTTGTTTTTTTGATTATTACTTCAATAAAGATACAACATAATATTCAATTCTGCAAATATATTTAACATTATTTTTATAAGCAGAAAAAGGCTAACTAGCTGTAAATCAAATAGTATTATTTAGAATCATTTAAGATAACGATTTTTTTTAGGAAAGTATCAAAAAAGGTGTGAAAATTCTGCGTAAAATCAAAAAAATAGCCAACTGTTTGAAACTTCAAACAATCAGCTATTTAATTTATACAAACTATTTCGGCCTGATTTCTTTAATTTCGACCGGCTCGCTGTTCAAAATATACCAACTCTGGATCAAATCAATAGCCTTGCTTATACAATTATAACAATCAAATTTTAATTGCCTCTGCGTGATATATTCAAAATTATATTGAAAACGTTGCAAAGCATTATATAAAGGTATGTTCATACGTACCTCGTTTTTTTCTTTTAAATCCAGATCGAATTTTTCAAACAGAAATTCGATTTCTTTTATCAGGCCTTCTTGTGTCAATTTCATCATGGCGCTGGTGTCATTAATGAATCGAAAATAGTCTTAGTGTATGCGTATGTACCGTTAAACAACGTAACAGGAACATGCGTTTCCATATCCTGTTCAGGAGTCTCAAGGCGGATTATATGGGCCGCCGCGTTCTCGATGTCGTTTAGGTTGCGGATCACCTGCGGGGCAATTTTCAACCCGGCGCTGTTGCCGTAACCCTCAAAAGCAGAATCGCCATCATTGACAGTTTTTTTATGCTTGTTTTCAATAAAAATAAAAACACGCCCGAAAAACAGTCTTTCAAGTTGGGCCTTAGTAACATTATCATTTTTTTGGATTATAAACTCCACGAAATGCTTAAATCGTGGCGTGCCTTTTGCAAGTATCAATTCATAACCTGCATTGATACTCATATCGGGCGCCTCATAATTGTAACCCTCCACCCCTGTTTCCAGTACATAATTGCTCCAAAGTATATCGGTTACTTTTGTTATCGTTGCGGCCCTGTGGTCATCAAGGTTTATGACTACGAAGTCTTTTTCTGCCCCTGGGATTGTGCTATCGGCACAAACCTCAAGTATATCCGCGTTGACTTCGGCACATTCTGCAAAAAATATCATCCGTTTCATAAACTCGCTTACGAGAAAATAAAACGGGTTAAATAATTTTTTTAAATTCATCAGTTTGTTTCAATTTTAATTTCGTTCATTTTGTCTTTGTTCACCTCATCAAGTTGTCTAACGATGAGAACTGGTTGCCTTACATATTGTATTTTTGTTGAATTTTGTTCTGCTCTACGTGCAATGTTTTCACTTACAATACCTCCATCATAATAACCATTATAAGTAGGTCTTAATAAATTAACAGCTTCTTTTCCACCCATTAAATTAACGTCCTGTTGCGAAAATACAACCTCCCCCTTGTGAACTATTCCGGCAGCTTCATATTTTCCACCATCACCTGTATATCCCCCCTCGTTAAACCCTGTTATGGCTGTTGCTGCAATACCTGCCACATTTGCCCAGGCATTAACACGGGCAAGTGTTGACATTGTGGCTGCATACGGCGGCCCTGCAACGCCAAATGAAATAGCGCTTAATTCTGCGGCTGTCAATTGAATAGCGGCCAATTGCTGTTTTAATTTAATAAATACCTCAGCAATTGCCAATCCTTTCGATAGCAAAAAAGCTGCTTTTGCAACGATTGTACCTTCCGCCGCGAATTCTTTTGTAGCATCTAATACGGATTGTCCTGCCTTTATACGTGAATCTGCGATGTCTTGTTCAGCTTCTGCAAGTTTTCTTTTTACATATTCCTCATATTTTGCGTTTTTTTCAGCTTCTTTGACCTTTTTTTCTTCATCACTTAATATTAAGCCTGAATATTTTTCAGCAAGTGCCCTCAGTGCGATCCATTGCGCCTCTGCTAGTATTAATTCATTTGCCCGCCTTTCTGCTTTTAATTCTTCATTATCTTCTTCTGATTCAGCAAATTCCATATTTTTTTCATACAATAAATCAAATCTCTTGTTTATTGCCAGTTCTTCTTTTTCATAATTGGAAAGCGTCAATTCTAATAGTTCATCTTCAAAGTCAGCTTTTTGTTTTTTTAGTTTTAATTCTTCATCGTTTGCTTTTTTTAATGTATCGTAATATTCTTTATCAATTTTCTTTTTTTCTTCTGTTCGTTTTTTAAGTTCAGCTATTTGTTTTTTAGTTAATTCTTTTTCTTCTTCAATTAATTGCTGGTTTAATTCTTTTGCTAACTCAGCTTTTTTAAACATCTGCTCACTATCGGATTGTAAAGATTTACTTTGCAAAGATTTAATAATTTCAATCCTTCTATTTTCGTCATCAATTAACTGTTGGTTTCCAAGTTCAGTATATGTTTTTCGTGCTTCATAAGCAGATTTTAAATCCTTTTCGAGTTCAATGGCATTTCTACCTCTTAGTTTTTGTTCAAAATCAGAAAATTTTTTCTCTTCTTCTTTGGTTTCTTCTAATATCTGCCGTATAGATTTATATTCGTCAAAAAATTTCGTTATCGGAACTAAAGTTCTTAGTAAAGATTTCCCAAATGTCTCACTAAAAGTCAATTCGCCTTCATTTATCAACGTCAATATCCTTAAAATATCAGTCCATGATTGAACTAAATTTCTGGCAAATTCTGAGTAAGCTCCTGATCCTTCATTCAGCGAAAGCGTGAACCCTTCTTGTGCTGATTTTGCCTGGTCAATATCTCCAGACAGTGTGTCACGCATTATTAAAGCCATTTTTTCAGCAGCCCCGGCGGCGTTTTCGTATGCTATTGTATTTTGATTTAATACTTTTTCATTTTCAGCTAATACAATCAATGAAGCTGCAGCCCTTTGTTTTACCAATTGTGTTGCTAATCCGAGTTTATCAGTCGAGTTGGCAACCATTTTATAAGCCTCATCAAGACTTATTCCCTGCTTATTTAATTGAATTAATATATTTCTTAAATCTGTACCTGCTTTACTTGCATCTATTCCCCTGTCGACTAATAATCCCAGCGCGGCGGCTGTATATTCAACACTATGACCCGTGACAGAAGCGGCTACCTGGGCGTTTGCCATTGATGTTTTCCACTTTTCCATATCAAGGGCGGAATTGGTAAAACTGGCAGCCATCACATCGACTACCCTTTGTGAATCCCGCGCCTGGAGATTAAAACCTCTTATTGTTGAAGCCGCTACGATAGCAGCCTCGCCAAGATCGGATTTTGTCGCTTCGGCAAGCAATAAAATCGACTCTGATGAATCAATAATCTGTTTTGAAGAAAATCCTAATTTCCCAAGTTCAACTTCCAGTTCCCCGACTTGTGACGCCGTGAATTTCGTAGATGCACCAAGATCAAGGGCTATTTTTTTTAATTTTAGAAAATCTTCATTTGTGGCTTTTGTAATTGCCCTGACAGTTGCCATCTGTAATTCAAAGTCTTTGGTGGTTTTTAACATACCGCCAAAAACACGGATCAGACCTGACGCCCCTGCAAGAATGCCCATTGTTTTCATCCACATGGAATTCAAACCCTGGAAAGCAGATTTATAATTTCCCACGTTCCTCCCGGCCCGGCCTGTTGTCATTTCCAACTGGCGGACTTCTTTTTCAAGGACATTAATAGAAGATTTTAACTTCCCCCCGACTGAGATATTTTCACGTTCTTCTTTTGATAGCCTGTCCCATTGATATTTAGCCTTAGCAAGCTGGGCCTGCATCTGCTTTAAGGAGCCGTTTTTTTCTTTGTCGATTGCAACATTAAGTTTTAAAAGCTGGTTTTGTGATTTAAGTTTATGGTTAAGTTCGGCATACTGCTTTTCCTCCTCCTGGGTGAGTCCCTTGTTTTCTTTGCGGGCTTCACGGAGCTTGTTTATTTCCGCTTTTAAAGCAGTTATGTCTTTGATATTCGTTTGAATATCTATTATTATTTTTTCTGTCATGCCAATTTTCTTAACCTTCGATAGCCCAAAACTTTACTTTTTTTGTATAAACTTATCTTTACCTGGTTGCCCTGGTTGCCACTATAGACATAGATATAATTTCCTTTTTCAGATATAAAAAACCCTACATGGCCTTCTTCTCCCTCCGGATCGTTGCGCCAAAATATTACCAAATCGCCGAGTACCGGTTTTTGTACTACCTCCCCGACATTTAAACAATCCCTTGCATGTAAAGTGTTTATAAATTCATAATTGCACCTTTTTGCACAACACATCACAAAAGATGCACACCACGGCGTCTCATCTTCCCAAACCCATTCATAACCTAACTCATGAGCAAAATTTACAATTTCCGGATTTTCACCTCCCTTTATCTCTTTCAGCCCATAATATTGCAAAGCGTATAATAATACATTCATCATTAATATTTTCACTCTCTTTTTTTTCGTTCAACATACTACTCCAGCCGGAGCAGTTCTATTTCGGTGCTTTTGTCAGGATGAAACCTGTTGATAGCAGGACAAAACCACCATTTTGAATCTAGATAAACAGGCCAAAAATGATTAAATTCATTAAAATCCGTAAGTGTTAAAAAGACCTTAACAGTTAATATTTCCGGCTGCTCAACAGCTTCTATAAAATCTGCGTAATAATCTAAAAGATTCTCAAAGCTAAAATCCTCAAACCTACAAAACGGAATATCTGTATTATAATTTGAATCAAAACTATCATCTTTGTAATTTATCGTTATGCCGGATTGTTGATCTAAATAAACGATTCTCGGCTTGATTTTATTTTTTCTTTCAATGACCGTTTCCGGCACTGATTTATCGCCTGTATCTTCCAGAACTTTCATAATTGGTGTTAAATAATCAATCCCTAATCGTGAAACCATTTCAGTCGCTGCGTATTCAGATTCTATATATTTTTTTTCTCCTTTATAATTTTTGTTGTTAAGTGTGAAATAAGAATTTCCAAGACCGTCTGGCACGTCTTGATCTTCTGTAAATTCACATGTATTCTTCTTTCCAAAGGATTCATAAACATAACTTTTTTTAAAATTTTCTTTCGCATAATCCACCACGTCAAAAGTATCTATTTTGTTAGTCCAGTCATAAAAATTTCCTTTGTCGCGGTTTGCAAGTATTTCTTCAAACTTGATAAACTCCAGTTGATTTGAAAGGATATTGGCCTGACAGATCAGCCCGTTAAAAATCATGCGTTGTTTAATAAAATCTTTCTGTGATATATCAGGAAGATTCGCGGCTAATGGTATCCAAAAATTATAAGCTGTATTTTCAATCTCAACTAAATCAATTGAAAATGTTGAATTATTTGGGTCGTTAATACTTGCACTTCCAAGTGGGCCCACTTCTGCAATAATATAGATGTATTCATCTTTGTACGCGTAAAAACGTTCAGATGTAATAGTATAAGTTTGCGCCCCTAAAGTCGGCAAAAAAGCACTTGCTAAAATACTCCTGGATCCTGAATAAAGATTAAAACGTACACTTACGGCGGTTAAATCATAATAAATTACACTTGAAACAGTATAATAGCCTTCTGATTTAACATAATAAACATCTTTCACCCCGTAAACAGGGATATTAACAGCTTGTAAAAGTCCGTAAGGGTCTGCACTTGTTAAAGTATCAAATTCTATTACATCAACATTTGTTCCCGGGTCACTTAATGGCATCCCTGCACTTGTTCTGGATGCAATTTCCATATTTTCACGTAAATTGTCATCTGCCGATATATCAATAGTCGGAACCATTGCTTTAGTGAAATTAACATCTGAAAAAATTTCACCGGAAAAACTCCAATTCTCCGAAAGAGCAGGATTATAAGTCTTTGAAAAAATCCTGTCCCAGATTAAAGATTCAAAAATACACGGATAAACCTCATCAGTACGTACATAAGTATTATGGTCTGCCATTACTCCCCAATCAATCAGGCAATAAATAAAATCAGTATTTCCAAAAGTGTTTACTACGTTTGCAAAATTCCATTCATGATCTAAATCTGATAGGTCTAAATCCCGGATTGAATATCCTTCTATCTCATCAAAAAAATTGCTGTTTCCTTCTTTTAGCACTACTTTCCAGAATCCATTGTCATTTTCAATTGATCCAATACGGCCCTTTTTGAACATGTGTAATCCGTTCATCAATAATTGACATTCTACATCACGATAAGGAAAATCAGTATCGTTTAAACCCAGATATTCAAAAACTCTTAAATTATTATCCGTTTTATAAATATTAAACGTCTGGGTTATACTTGATTTGATAATCTCAGGACTGGCAATATCATTGACCTTAGAAGAAAGATAAATCTTTTCGTCTTTTAATTCAATTTGCTGCCCGTTTATGTATAACTCATTCATCAGAAGGTAATAATATTTTTATTTCTACGTCAAAAGTTTTTGAATCGGTTAAAAATTCATCTGTTATCATTTCAGCCTGGCAAAACAGCCAGTCGGATTCTTTTACTACTCTTTGCCACGCCCCGGACTGGTCGGAAGTGTACGTTTCAGCAAAATAAAAATAATCTTCATTAATTTTTATTATTTCTATTGCCCTGTTGTAATCTGTTGTACCTGAAATTATTATTTCGTCACCTGTTTCGAGTTTATGACCTGCTGAATATCCCCGCACTGTATTTGCTATTGTACCGGAATAATCGGTAATTTGAATTATTCCATTAAATTTTTTTGTCCAGTACATTAAACCATTATAATTCAAAGACCGTTTCAAGTCGATATATCTTTCTTTCTGGGTGTAGGAAATAGCATTTTTATATATTTTAAATTCCTGCCTGTTTCGTGACCCGATTGAAAATTCTCGTTTCCATGCCGTATGCAATACATCGAAATTAGCGTTTATCGTTTCGCCTTTATCAAGATCAACACCTTGCACCTGGCGGTGTGAAAACATCTCATATTCCATTCCACCCAAACGGTTTATCCAACAGAAATAAAACGGGTTACATGGTTCTGTTTCAACATCGATTAAAAGCGTCTCTGTCATAACATCAAGAGATTCCTCAACGTTATAACTTAGATCAGTAATTACACCGTCTGCATCAGTCGCGGCGGCCATCTCTGCTTCGGCAGCTATCCACGCCACAAGCTCGTTATACGTCCATTGAGTACCGGCATTGATCCCTAAAGTAGCAAGCATTCCAAGGCCAAGCGGATCTGGTTTGTATTCGATTCGTGCCCACTGATTGAACCCGCTCACCCCCGCGTTTTGCTCCTTAGTAGTCCATGTATCATCTAAATCGAAATAAATCATTTTAAACTTTCTAAATAATCTTCTAATTCAATTATACCTTTATCCACGATGTTCCATTGTATTTCTTTGTAATTTTTCAAAAGGATATTAAATTCTTCCATGTTAAGAATTACTTCATCTTTTGAATCATCAAGTTTGTCGATAACTTTAAATTTTTGTCTCATTTCGCCTGTTGAAACGCCTTTTCCGATTGGTACGTTTTCAAGTATGGATTTTAAAAACTCAATCCTGTTTGTCGGGATTTTATCGCTTACTTTAAGATTTATAATTTTTATTTCTTTCATGGTTTTGTTTGTGTAAATATTGGTTTTTCAAAAAGTGTAGTACCTTCTTTTTCGCCATTGAAATAAGTAGTATAAGCTGCCGGGATGCTATTAAAATACGCCCAAATGCCATCACTGTCTGGATGTATGATTGCACTCGAAATATAAAGATTATTAATCAGTTTATATTCCTGAACGCCTGTTGTTATCAATGCTTCGCTGGCACAAATATTAAACAGTTCGTCTTTTGTCAGATATAACCTGTACCCCTGAGTTTCTTCAAGCCATTCGCTATCTTCGAGAAACGGATATTCCAACTGATAACCTTTGCTTTGAAGATATTTTTTAAGTTCATTATTTCCAATTTGCCCTAACGCTTCGGCGCTTGCCTCAATCGTGCGTTTTATTTTATCTTCGTTTATCCCGCCAATTCTTAAATAAACTTCTGAGCCTTCGATTTTCGCCCGTAAAGGTATGTCGAATTCCTTCGGAAAGAATTCAACTATCACATCATTGATAGTCTGTTCCCCTGTGTCGGTTTTGAAACCTTCTATTTGTAAAATTTTTATTTGTGACATAATTTTATATTTTAAATTTAACTTGTTGGTGCATCGTAGTAAGCTATCCAAACATCAGCGCCGTTTACATCTGCCCGGATGAAACCTTGAATTGTATTGCCTGCCGTCCAGCTTGAAAGGCTTTTGGTAGCGCCTGCTTCTGTCGTTCCGCTATATTTTATAAATGGTTCATTGTCATCTCCCTGTGTGAGTAAAAGGGCTTCTAGATTACTTCCCGCAGGTGCATAGATTTGATTATTAGCATTAGTCCTGAAAATTTTATTATCAAATTCACCATATACTAAAGCAGTGGTTATTCCGGTTGCCAAATCGGCAGGACTTGCTCCTTGATGTAAATATAATCTATAATTATTAGTTTCTTTTAATCCAGCGTAAGTACCTAAGAATGTACAAAATGATGAGGTTATTGACTCTGCACCTGCATTATCTCCAAACATTAAATTATTTGTGCCAGATGTTAATAATTCAGCTGTATTAAAACCTAATAGTATATTTTTCCCAGTTGTTCCATTTAAAGCATATCCTGCTCGACGGCCAATAGCAATATTATTTGATGTATTTGAACCATTAAAACCTACTTCTTGACCAATATATACATTATTGCTTCCAGTTGTTACATAAGCCCCACATGAATCCCCCATAACAACATTTGAACTACCAGATGATATTCTAGTCCCTGCATTATGTCCGACAAGAACATTATCAGCTCCCCCGACTATCGCATCACCTGAACCAAATCCAATTCCTATATTATAATTTCCAGTTACAAATTTTAAAGCCTCAAAGCCTATTCCGATATTGTAACCACCTGTTAAATTACTTGTTAAGGTATTATAACCTATTGCAACATTATACCACCCAGATGTTAAAGCATCCAATGAATTATTACCCAATCCGATATTTCCCTTTGCAGTTGTTATCGCAGCCCCTAGCCCACCAGCATTATACCCCCAAAAAATATTGGCCTCTTCCATTGTAGTTCCATTGTCCTGAGCAAACATCGAAACTACTAAACCATCATTTAAACCACCAAAATCAATACGACCAGTATCAGTTACAGTAAATACATCTGCCCCTCCTGATTCATTAATAACAAACTCGGCAGCCCCCCCGCCTGTTGTTTGAAGGTTTAATGTAGCGCCACCGTTTTGTTCTAAAGTAAATGTTTCTATCGGCGTTGCTGTTGTGTTCGGAGTGACGTAAAACCTTAATTCTGAACCTTTGGCCGTTGCTGTATGGTCTTCGGTTGCAAAAAATGATATTTTCCCTGCTAAAGCAAAAGCCGGGGTCACTTCTTCATAAGAATAACTTGAAAAAACGCTTATCTCATTTCCCGATACTACTTTTGTCGGCGCCCCTTCTGCTCCGTTTGCCCTTCTTGCGCGAAATTCCCCGTCATCGGCATATCCTGTGATTATAAAAGGATTAACTGCCCCTGCAATAACAGCTGCCCCTGTGCCTGCGATTTGATGCCATTTGTCATCATTTCTTAATTGTAAAACAATCTCATCACCTGCGGCCATCGTTATATCTGACGAGTCGATAAGGTTAAACTCCAAAGCATCCCCAGCCGATCCGTTGGCATGTTTTATTGTCCATGCCCCGGAAGCTACCAGCCGGACTTTAAAGCCATAATCAAGAAACTTACAATTTAGTGTCTCTAAATCCGTCACGCCTGAAATTGTCACGGTGTTTCCCAGAAGTGCCATTTCTGCCACTTCACCTGTTCCCCACGTTGGAGCCGTTCCGGTTGCTATAAACTGGGTTCCTACGTTATTATTTGCCGCCCCCACCCCGGTAAAATCTGCCCCTGTGTTGTCGGTTATTTCGTACCACCGGTTCACGATAAGCACCCCTACTGATTTACGCGTAAAAAACGGCTCTAAATCATTCGCGCTTGCTACGGCTGTAAGTTTCTGAAACATCCAGCTTGTCATTTTTGAACGCTCCGAACTCCTAAAAAAATTATTAACACGGTTTGACCGTGTCAAATCCGCCGCCGGATTAAGTGTTAAAAGTCCCATAATTAATTATTCTACTGGCATAAAATCCACGTTATAAAATTCATCACCTACACCCAAAGTGTACAATCTATCCCGATTGTAATCTTTTGGCACCCAGATAGTCTGTGAACTATCCGAACTATTTGTATTAAGATCAGCCCCGTATCTGGGCATGTAAAAATATTGGCTTTGCACTCCGAAAGTCACATCATCAGCGAAAGCCCAGACATGTTGCATTGCCCCGTTAATGTTCCCGATACCATGTATCAAAAAAGAATATTTTTGTTGATTTGCATAATCTTCGGAAAGTGAAAAATGATACGTATATCCGTTTGAATCTGTGACATTTAAATCATATAAAATTCCCCCTGTGGTTATTGAAATAATATTCGCTGCCCCTGAAATCACTGCATCACCTTGCCAACTCAAAGAATCAATATCTATTATGTCAGGCAACCGTATTTGTGAATCTGTTGTAACTTGCAGGCACCCGGCATTTACAAGCTCCCCGTCTTGGGTATTATATAGATCATCTATCTCACCACTCAAGGGAATCAATGTGTGAAAATGTTCTACCTGGTGCGTTTCAAGAGAGAAATTTAAACTTACCTGTTTGACATTTGCCCCGTAACTTCCTGTTAATTTCACCCGATTTAAAGCATTTGCCGTTGGGTTTATATCATCTGCCGAAACTGAAAGCACACCGCTATTAATGTCTAATCTGCTTTCGTTGCGTTGCAAAACTCCTAATTTATTAAGTATCGAAATACTAAAAGGATATTCATTATAAAATTCAGGCGCGCCAATTATAAGAAATTTTGCTAACGGCTCGGCATTGTCATTTATAACATATTTCCAAAGATTGGCGAATTCTCCCAAGTAAGGATTTCCCCATGTATAATAATACGTATCAGAAAGTTCAGAATTTGTTATTCCTATATCTGAAAGGATTTTTATATTTGAAACATTCTCGCAATAAAGAAAGAGAAGTACACCCCATGCAGTGGCATTTTCATTAACCACGCCCCGGTCGATCATTCCCTGCACAAGTAATCTAATGTAATCCCCTGCATTTGCCATACACCAAATAAGCTGCCGTTCATCTGTAAAAATCTGGCTGTAATGATTTGTCGGGTCTGCCACCCCGTCCGGGTAACGATCTAATTTTACACTTTGAAACCTGCCCGAAAAACCCGTTGACATCTTACGGATATCATCCATTTGATCAAGAATTTCCTGGGTCATCCCGGCTGCCGCTACATCAGCATCTGCCAAAAAATCAGCGTCACGTTGAACTACCCTATTATAGTCAGAAGTAACCCCCTGTGCTATGCAATAAGCTGTCCCTAATACCGATCCGATATATTTTGGCATTCCATAACCTAAAAACCAATGCCTTTCGTTTGGATCCGTGATAGAGTTTGCAACCTGAGTATTAGTAGTCCATGCGGGCCATGCGTACTGATCGGCCAAATCATATTGAAGACACGGACTATTCGCGCGCGGGTTTCCTGCCGTATAGGTGAAATCATTATCAAAATTTCCTGTATTTGGATATCCATAATTAGGACTCACCCCGTCTGCATTCACTTCAAAACAACTTGATGCGGCGGCGGCTGCATAAGCCCCGACATGAAGGGGATCTACAAATAACATCATACGATCTGCCATTCCTGGATTTGGAAACATTGCACAAATTACAGTGTTATCATGTTCTATCTGCAAAGCGCTTTGTATCGAAGCTGCATAAGCCGGTTGCCCTGCTGCCTGTGTTCCATCGCCATCGAAATACCATACACCACCTGTTCCCGATACGTTGAATTCAAGACTTTCCAATGTTGTTTCATTAACCACAACTCCGTTAAACGAATAAGGCCCGGTCAAAGTAACAAGCGAACCTGTCCGCGCTGAGGTATAACCTGTAATTGAATAATTACTTAAATAATTATCAAAAACAGTTTTAAAATTCGCTGCCGTGGTTTCTATATCTGCATCGATCTGGAAACATTTTTCGTAACTAGCCCCCGTTATAGCTGTGAAAATTACCGTTACCTGGTTAATGTCAATCGTTATCGTGCTTCCGTTTGCAATGGATTCAAATTGTAAATTAATTTCTGCCGTTGCACTTCCGCCCGTCCCCCATTTCTCCAAAAGTGTCACTGCGAAATCACCGTAAAGATTCAGATCACGATAAGAAATATCATCATAATTATACCCGTTAGCCTTAATAAGCTGAGAGCGCACAAATCCAGAAACATCTAATTTCATCAGCCCGGTGGAATCTGAGACTATTTTATAATTTATCGTTTCGCCTTTTGATTCAATAGAGACCTGAAGATAATAATTCGTTTTCATGTCGTTTGAATTTATCCACCCGCGATCACAAGAATAAATATACGGAGTGTCTATCTCGATAGATGAAAGATTGTCAGGATTGTTGTAATAAAGTGAAAGAATTTCATAACTCCCTGAGTAATATTCAACACCTGTTGATGAAACAAAGCCTTTCACATAAATATAATTTCCTACTTCGAGATCGTAATATTCATAATTCCCGCCAATCTGAATCTCTGCATTTCCGCCAACACTTGAATAAATAGAATTAATTTCTATGTCTTTTCGTAAAAATTGAAATTCATATTTGCTTAAAGAAGACCCCCACTTACTCGAACAGTTGATCGAAATATCCGTTAGGACAAATCCATCGGCGGTATCCCCGACATAAGCCAGATTAATTGTTATATGAGAATAAACAGCATCTTTCGACAATGCACGAACAGAATAAATACCAATAACCGCCCCGGTTACAACAAATACATTTTGTTGTAGTTGAAAATTACTATCTGTATAGTTTCCTGAGTATTTCAACTGAACATACCCACCATTATTGTAAGACCCCACAAGTGTAATCTTCTCAGCTTTCGGATATTTTATTACTTCAATCATATCTTTCGATGTATGGAGGGCTTTCACCCTTCCAGTGCATATACTTTAAATCATGAAATATTTTTTTATTTACATTATTCCAATATTTTTCCACTTCTTTTGTTGAATCACAATTAAAATTATACTTTTTTGACAACCAAATACAAAAGTCTTCTAATTGGCAGTCTATTTTTCCTGATAATTCTATATTTTTTTCTTTTTCAGTCATATTATTCAATCACGTAACCCTGATTTAATTTGTAACATTATATCATTTGAAATATCTTTCAACAATCCCTGCACAATAGAAGGTTTTGCAAAATCACTTATCGTTCCGGAACTTTTGCCGCTAAACCTTGAATCGGCCCCCCGGTGTAATGCCGTGCCGCGTTTGTTGATCAAGTACCTTAATGAAGCGGGTTTGATGCTTAACCCTTTTCGAGCAATCCATTGTGCCAATTTTTCTTCAAAATCTGTTCGTGTATTGCTTACACGTTTGCCGCGCCCGTATTCCCAGGCATTAAAAATCCATTCAAAAGTACTGCCTAAAACAGCGTGTACCATAGCCCCGTTTGTCGTAACATCAATAAACAAACTTTGAGGTATCTTCCCGCTAAGATTTTGACCTTTTGAAGTGGCCCTTTGGACAATTTTTGACTTTTGCCCCTCAAGAAATATCAATAATGTTTCATTCAACATAACATAACGGATAAGCACCCCTAATTATAGGTGCAATTTGTAATACTATGCCACTTGAATTGTCGTCAAACAATCCTGAATCTTTATTTTTGTCCGCGAAAGCCTCACTTGTATTTACAACTTTTGCCTCTTGACGTACAAGCTCCGGCGTCCATTGCACTTTATACAATCCATTGCTTTCTGTGGCTATCTTGCTCAATGCTGCAAGAAAATCCTGCCTTATCAGTTCGCACGGCTCCAAGCAATATTGATCCTGTTCCGCACCAGTCCAGTTAAAATTCGATAAATATAAAAACAACAAAGTCAAATCCGGCTGTATATCAAAAGCCTGCCCGCGCAAAACAGGATTTTCATTGAATTCCAACAATAGAAAAATAGCCGGATATTTCTTTGGCTCTGTTGAATTAATATCTTTTAATGTTCCGTAATAATAATACGGCTGTTCACTTATCCACTCCATTGCAACGATAATACCGGAAGTAATCTTAAATTTATCATTGCTGATGACTGTCCCGGTGCCTGTAAATGTTGCCACCGCCTCGCCTGTAAAAATTTCTCCACGTGAATAAGTCACACCATTATACACAATCGTTCCGATATTAACCCTGTAGTGTTCGCCTGCTACGATACTCCCTGAGCTGATTGTAATAGCCGAAACCTGGTAGCTTGTATCGTTGATTTTTACATAATCGTAATTAACCTCCGGATTCCCGGCACCATATAACCAAAAAAGATTATGATTAACAGAAGTAATAGTCAACGTCCCATCACCATTATTAACAATATTGGTAATAGCCCCACGTTTCCGCATTAAGTCAATTATTTCTTTTATTACGTTGGTCACTAACATATTCTGATATATTTTCTTGTATTAATTCCTTTTCCCTTTTTATCTGCAACTCCGAAAGTACCCATTTCCATTCACTACGAAAAATTTCGTCCGGATGCAGCATCGGGTACATTTCTGAAAATTCATGACGTAAAAGAACAAACTCATTATAATATCCAAGTATTACGCTACTATTCGATAATCTATTGTATTTTCTTCGATCCATTTGCTTTGCCCTGGCAAAAGGTAGCTTTTCAATAATTCTACCCCCAGATAATAACTTATCTTGGAGAGCAATGAGCCGTAATATCTCATTATGAAAAAAAAAGCTACACTAAACACATCCGTTACCGAACATTGATTCAAATTTGATTCAGGTTTTAAAATAATATTACATAACTGAACCATGTTCGAAACAGTGCATTTTACAATCTCGTTATAGTAATTATTTAATTCTGTTAAATCCTTTTCAGGTATGTTTTGATTTAGTGATTCTTTTTGTGATTCATTCAGTGATTCAATTCGTTTCAATGTTTGAATTAATGAATCGGTTTTGAGTTTGTTCTCATGATTCAAAATCACCTGCCTGAATTTGCTTAGTTGTCCGATTGTAATATCTGTTTTTGTCAAATCTTTCGGTACCTTAACCCCGGCTATTTCCTTTGGCGGATCTAAATGATTAAATAAATTATCGTTGATAGTCCATTGCAGATCATTCCAAACACGCTCAGGAATATCCATTGCATCTATGTACTCGCAATCTAACATTATTGAAGTAATCTCGGCAATATCGATCATAATCTTTTCGCCTTCGAGGTATTTAAATAATTTTAAATATTTCTCAACGGTACACTCTTTTATATTTCCCGGATATTTCCAATTTTTATACTTCATTGCATGTTCTCTATTTTTATGTCAATTTTATCTAAACGGTTGGATATATCATCTTTCATCTCTTTGATTAATTCGTTTGTTGCATTTCTTTCTTCTGATATTTTTATTTCAAATCTCTCAAAAGTCAAAATATCTACTTTTTTTTCTAATACTTTTTCCATATGCAAAACTTTCTCTTTGTAAACACCAGTCTGAAATGCTACACTGCCTAATCCTAATATAATCCCGACTAAAGCAGAAACAACGCTAATAGTAATCATGCGAAAACCATTTTTTTCCGTCTTTGTTAAATCGCTCATTATTGAATTGTTTGTCTTACAAATAACCCTTTTACATCTTTACGTTTGAAATAATCTGAAAAGCAAGGATAACTAACGATATTAGTGTACATATAATCAAAAGCCTCGTTATAATATTTGATCCCGGTATTCCACCGTTTTGCTGACACCCTGTAAAGGTTCACTTTATCATACCCTTGTGAATTTTTTTGATTTTTTTTGACCGTTCCGGCATTAGTATTGAAAAAATCATCGTTCATCAACCATTCAGAAAATATAAAAGGCACCAGAAAACTCTTAAGGCCTAAATAATTTCTCTTATCTCCGTAAAAATCCGTATACCCACGTTCACCATTTAATAAGTTTATATACCTTGCCTGGGTCGGGACTCCATTGCCATCATCTTCAAAAGAATTATAAACCTCGACACCCATTAAATCAACCAAATGCTCTAACTGTCTGTCTGTAATAAAAGCATCCAACCGTTTTGTAATATCCATTTGGTTGGGATTAAGGTAATAATCACCCGTAAAATCTGATATAGTGACTAAGTTTATCATTTTCTTATTTTTAAGCCAGGTGGCATCTGTTGAATATTGCTTTGTGTTGGTATTTCACGATTCCATAACGGAAATACCAATCTGTCGTTTAATACTTGTGAATTGAGCAAATTTGGCATTATACCATGTTTTACCTGCGTTTCACAATAATAATTTACACGTTTCTCGAAATCCTCAAACGTTTCATTGTTTTTTTGGTACAAAATTTTCAATCCTAAATCTCTCATATTGTTATTTCGTTTAATCGGTGAAATGGAAAACTTTCTTTTAATTCTTTTATGCTTAGACGGCATTTCTTTACGGCGCATTTGTCTATAAGCCCGTATATATCATACTCATTATAATTCTCACGCAAATCTAAGGTAGACTCTGCCGGTTCATGTGTTGAGCTATAATAATCCCTGAACTTAAACCCTTTCCCCACTACCTTATCAGATACAGTGATCCATTTGTTTGGTATATCATAAGCATCGGCAATAATACACCCGTGCAAGCTGGATGAAATGATATTTTCACACATGTTCATTTTTTCTAAATACGTCAAAACGTCCCAGCTTTCAATAATCAAAACCCCTTGTTTTCTTAGGTATTCAGTGAATTTTAACCGCGTATCAACATAATGTGGAATATACCCAAGTTTATATTTTTTTTCTTTAGTAAATGGAAAAATTTCAGGCAAAATAATTGACGGATCAGCATGTGGTACTTTCAGCCGGACACCAAATTTTACATGAATATAATCCTGGCTCAGCTTACCTCGCAGAAGATAAATATTTTCCGGATCAAGCGGGCCTGTCCCTATTGTTTTTGACATCACCCCCGTTCCCCAGATAATAGTTGTTTTTACCGCGGCGGTCATCAACGATCCGGTGCTGAGCAAAAAAGGTAAATTCTGATTAATAGTCCATTTCAGTTCACACCCTGAAACATACCTTGTTATCAACGGGTTGATCAGGTCTCCAAAATTTACATCGGCCTTAAAATAAAATGTCCTTATTGTCTTATTCATTGATCCCTCCCGGAGTGTGACAAACTACGTACCCTGAGTTTCCACCCTTCTTATAATTACCTGAAATATTCCTAACGCGTTCAATAAACCTAAAATCATGTGTGTATCCATCCAGACCCTTCCAATCAACGCCGAGACTTTTTAAATGACATATACAACTAGTTCCGGCACTACCAAGATGAAGTTTAACATTTTTTGGCATTACTTTGTTAAACTGTTTATAATTGTCATTGTAATAAATCCAGTCAAACCCGTTGATCCAACTATTAACCCTTTGTAAATGGTCGTCTAAATAATAATCATCAGAGTCAAGATATATTATATATTTTCCTATTGCTTTGGATATCCCTGCACTGCGAACCTGCCCGGACAAATAAACCTGCTTTGGTATCTGGAGACATTTAACCTGTGAATATTTTGCATATTTTTCAAGGTAAATTTCTATTGTCCTCTCGCAACCGTCCGAAATGATAATCAGTTCCCATGATTTTAATGTCTGTCTTAATACTGAATCAACGGCACGAATAAATTTAGTTTCCCTGTCAGAAGCCCCCCCCTTATAAACACCTAAATAAACAGGCATGATAACAGAAAATTTAAATTTTGTCGGTATTTTTGGCTTATAAATTGTTTGTTGCCTAAAAGTGAGCTTGTTTTTCAACCCGTCGTCAAGTGTTGTTAGCGTTCTGCTTACTATATGATCTACAATCGATCGCACACAAAGTATATGTTTAATATTGTGTTTTTTAAGCTGTCGGACATAAATATTATCAGAAAACCAAAACTGCACGCCTTCATCAAGATAGCTTATCCGGTCAAGAAGTTTCCTGTTTATAACAATTGCCCAACCAGAAACATGGTAGCTCACTTCATAACCTGTAATGTATCTTTGCTCTCTTCGTGGCACGTTTGCTGGATTACGCGGTGAAGCCGACAACGCCCCGGACTCTTCCATACATTCAAGTAGTTCTTTGGCCCATCCTTCACGAAAAACAACATCATTGTTAAAAAATCCTACATATTGGTTTGTAGTTCTCTTAAGCCCGAAATTAATTGTACGGTTATAGTTAAATGTTGTAGCATCCTGAATACAATAAAGCATTGAAGCGTAATCGTAAACAGCTTCTTTGTTGTGCGTCTCGATAACTACGATATTAAAATCCCCCCCTGAGTTATGACAACTATTAATTGCATTTTGTGTCATCCTCTTGAGTGAATTATTTTTTGTCGCTGCTATGATTAATATATCAATTGCCATGATTATAAATTAATTCCGTTTTACTTAGTTCGTTTTCAAAATCATTAATAGAACAATTTATACATAAACTGTCGCCTGAATTCATACAAACGCAAACTATTTTTTTACCTTCCATGTCTTCATCCTGGTAATAACTTTCTATTTCACATTTTTTCAATCCCCCGGGTGCAAACCACTTTTTTAATACTACATCGCCCTCCGTTTTCTGGATCAAAATTTTACACTTAATATACATCAATTATTATTTTGTTGATATGTTATTATGTTTTCAAATTCCGTATCTGTAACAGGCAACTCACAAATAAACATTCCCGTTACCTGAAGATAACCACAATTATTTCTGCAATATTCCTCAGCTTCAATCCATGAACGTGCTTCAATATTTTGCCCGGCCCAGCGTTTTAGCTGGTTGTCTGTCGGGTCTGTGGCCGTGAGTTCAGTTGTAAATATCATTTTTTCAATTATTATACATAAATTCTAATTTAGCCGTACTATCCTTATTTTCAATAATTATTTTATCTCCATTATCGTAAATAATTTCGTATGGATTAACAGGCAATGAAGGATAATAAGGAATAAATTCGATATATTCTATTGTTTTTAAAATCGTATAATCTTCGATATCCTTCATTCCTTTTAATTCTTTTAACAATTCAGAAATTTTAACTGGTTCTAAAATTTCAATCGTTTTTACTGATGTATTAATTTTTATATTCATATCATTTTCTTTTAAAATATTCAATCCGCCTGCGATCTTTGTCTACCTTTGCCATTGCTTGCGCACGGCTCTGTTTATCTCCACAAGTATATAAATACTTAGTGCCTGCGTTTCCCCACCGCACCCAGCATCTATTTCCTGATCTTCCGCTTTGTACCGGCATTTTTAATGTTTTTTATAGTAAAATATAAAGCAATTCCAAGTATTATAATCCACAAACAGCCATATATGATGAATTTTAGCATTATAATTTATTTATTAATTTTCTGAACAAATAAATTAGTAATACACCAAACCCGATAACAAGTAAAATAATTAAAATTTCCATTAGTATTTATAATTTTTAGTTTGTTGATAAGCACCCTTATGTTTAATTCTTAAATCCATCAAATAAACAGAATCAAACCCTTTACGCCGTAATGTTGCCCCTATGTTTATATCCTTGTCTACCAAAGCATTTGATGCTGTATAGAAATATTCAATTACTTCTTTTGGAAATACCTGGAAAATCCCCCCTGTATGAGTTACATAATCCACCCTAAAATTATTTTCCGTTCCCTTGTGCAAGATCCCGGGACGTACATTTGAATGAACTATCAGCGCTTCATCGAAAGGAGCCACCAGGCAGCATTTACAATGGTTACGAAAGAATTTTATAATCTTTTCGAGAATGTTCTCAGAGATAATCTCACAATCATTGTCAAACTTAATAAGGAAATCAAAATTATATTTGTCCATCGCATACTTAATGCCTATTTTCCACGCTTTGATAATTCCATAGTTTTTGTCAAGACTTAGAGTCAAATAACCGTTATTTTGCAGCCATTCCAGCGTCCCATCCGTGCTCCCGTTGTCTACAACTATATGTTTGAATTCATATCCTGCTTTTTCCCGAAGCTGATTTATATATTTTTTTGTTAGCTCCAACCGGTTGCATGTTATCGTTATGACTACTATTTTTGGTTTATAACTCATATCCGTATTTTTTTGCCTCTTTTTGAAGGTCATTAAAAGCCAACGGGAACGCCTCTTTTATTGTTCTCGATGTTATCTGAAACGGGCTGTTATGTTTGTTATATTCAATATTTTTATACATTTGCGGCTTTTTGGTTATTCCTGCAAGCGATAATATTTTTTTTGCCTCTTTCTTAATATCTTCAATCCGGTACGAATAATCAGATTTTCGTTTTGCCTCCCGGTTCCACTCGATCCAGTAATAAATCAATCCTAAAAGTTTGTTTTGAAGATAAAGATTATACACATACGGCACGGTTTTTAAAACATTTTTCCAAATTTTAGGCTGCCCGTTCATTGCACTTGATATGACTTTCAACGGATGCCTCGTTTGATGCAAGACTAAATCATACCTTTTAAGATTATCAAACGTCTTAAAGTGGTTGCTTTGCCCGTTTTCCATCTCGCCTTCATGTCCTACCTTTAATCCGTTTTGCTGGAAAAACTTTGCAGTATACCCCGTGGCACTTCTGGCACATCCGATAATAATAATCTTAACCGGGATATTCATGCAAACCGAAATAAAGATAAATGCTATTTTGCTCACCACCTATACAACAAGCCCGCGCCCACATTTTCATACCACAATTCCGGCATTTGTTTACGAAATCAGTAATCCCAGAATCGTTATTAAAGCCAGAAGAAATATAAGGGAATTCCGTAAAATCATTAGTCAATAGTTTTGCCCCTATCTGTGCGGATTCACCAAAGACAATTTGAATTATAAACGGTAATACTGAATCTGTTTCAACTACCAATACCCTGTGAAGGTCAAAATATCTCGAATTGGTGTAAACAGGCGTGTCTCCTGAACCGAGTATCTGCACCCATGAACCAAAGTCATCCGCCCCGGTAGACAACTGAAAGGGTTGTATGCCCCCGGCCATCCTGTCAGCAACATGAACTTCACCAGAGGGCGTGCCATCAACACCAAACCAATATTCATAATTGTGTAAATGCCTTTCAATTTCTGCCACCCTGTAAGCAACAGAATCAGGTACGCCATATAACCCGTCTGCGGGCGCATTATCAAGTTTTGCAAGCTCTGAAATATCAATTTCAACTAATCCTGGTATTGTTCCAACCTGACTTGACAATGCTGATATCTGGTTTGAAAGATTTGTTATTTGATAACCTTGTGCTATACTAACTGAAAACTTTTTTTTTAGCTCCGTATAAAGTATAGTAGCATTAGTGGCATTAATCCCGAAAGCATCAATTGAATCGAATTTGTTTACATCAATCACTAATTGTTTGAATCCATCATTGATAAACAACTGTTTGTCATTGTTTAAATCCAGTAAAACAAAATTCTTGGCAAATGAAACTTTCCTATCGTTAGTATAGATAAATTCTATATGTGACCCCTGGTCTCGGATAACTAAATTCATAATAAAAAGTTTAAAAGAGGGCCGAAACCCTCTTTAGTTTACAATAAAATTCCGTATCCGAAAATCGGCGTTTCAGGAGATGTACTCAGCGGCTGCATTGCAATAGCATAAGTAATCGTAAATTCATACGTTATGACATAATCCTGGCGCCCGCCGCCATCGGCAGTAGTATCGGCACACCCATCCACGGTAAACAAGTCATAAGTTACATCAGGGTACATCATACTTTGAAAAGTTCCCCACGTGCTATTCCCAGACTTTTTGCCGTCACGGTTTACTTTGTCATTCCAGAAAACAATTGCCACACCGCCATCTGGAATAAGATAGTGCATAGCTTCGTAGTACCCTGCTGGCATAACCAAATTAGAATTCTGGACATTATACCCGCTAAACTGGTATGAGAAATTAGTAGAGTTGTTCGGGCCCTGGTTTGAAATATGTGCATAATCAGCCAACCATGAAGTATTACAAACATCCCAAATCGGCGCTGAATAATTGTTCATTGCCATATCAGGGGTAGCAAAATTATAAAACCTGTTTTTGTTTGCCTGCATTACATCGACCCTGAAATTTGCGGCGTTCCACGTATTAAAAGATCCCCCGGCACTAATAGCGTTTACCTGCGTGCGGTTTGCTTCAAGATAAGCATACAATACAGCATCCAGTGAAGTATTAGGATTTAAAAACATTGACTTTTCAAGGTTCCAAAGTAAACTCTGTAATACCTCAGCGGCCTTGTATTCGTTGCCGTTGTGCTGTTTATATTGCAGTTTAATGGGGATGACAAGCTGGTTCCATGTTAATGCAACTTTTGAAGTCGCTCCGACTTCCCCGACTGGTGTACATGATTTATGTGTCGCTGGAGTATAATCAGCATTTTGAAAATACATTATTGAAGTCGGACGTGTTTCCGATTCACGTAAATTCGCTAGGTCTCCAACTGGTATCCATTTTCTCCCTGAATCAAAAACGGGTTTAATTTTAGTAATCTCCGGCCGCATTTCAAATTTCTTATTTGCAGCATCAGAAAGTTTGCGCCTTGCTTCCTGCAAGACTGTAAGTGCATAAGTATCAGCCATTTTTATTAATTTTTCGCTTTTTTGTATTCATGATACAAGGCATCGGCCTCAGCGGTTAAAGGTTTTATACCTTTCTTTTTACAGAGATCCTCAAAACTGACATCGCTGTCAATATCTGAAAAATCTGTAACGCTCTTGCCCCTGCCTTTACGTGTGTCAATGTTCGGGAACCATTCAGTGACAAAATCAGTAATTTTTGAAGTAACTGAAATTGGATTCTGTAATGGGTCTTTTAATACTTTCCCTTCTTTCTTTACGACCGGCTTTTCATCTACGAAATCAATTTCAAACAAATTTTTAAACATCGTAACGGCCTTTTCACGTTCACGTCCCTGGTAAGCGATTTTTTCATCGCTTGTCTTATAAATCTCCGGAACGGTAAATGTTACGCCCGAAAATTCTTTGTTTATCAAATCCTGAATCTTATGAGATTTGAATTTCTGTTTGAATTCTTTTTCTACCTGTTCACGCTCTTTTTTCAAGTTCTCAATAGAAGTCTGTAAGGCTGTTTTTTCTTCATTGAAAACTTTTTGTAAAGATTGGACTTTTTCATCCTGCGAACCTTCCAATAATCTTACTTTATCTGATAATTTACCGGTCTTTGCTTCAAGTATTTTTTCAATAACTTTTCCCAAATCCCTTTTATCTTCAAAAGTAACATCCGGAAACATACTAGCGGCTTTTTTTATTATCATGTCCGCCCCGGCTGTCTTCCCCTCATCGTACTTGTCCTTTTCAATGTCTTTTGTCAGATTTGCACGGATAGTACTCAATTCATCATCATCAAGAAAATATTTTTTCCCGAATTCTAAAGTTTCGTTTTCGCTTTCCAGCGCTTTAACTAATTTTTCACTCTCCACTCCTAACTTGGCAGAGATACTACTAATAAGATTTTTATTCATTTTCTTTTTGTTTTAAGAGTTTTTTTGCTTCGTTTGATATTGTTTTTCTTGAATCTTCTGCGAATGCCTGCAACTGTTCAGGTGTAAACATGTCGATATTCTCCCGGAACCTGGACACCGTATAAGTGTAAGTATCAAATAATGATTCTTCAATCTCTGCTTCTTTGACCGGTTTTGTTTCTTCAAATACCGGTTCAATTACCTTTACTTCTACTTTTTCTACCTGTGGTTTTGCGGGTTTTATTACTTTTATTGGAATTTCTTCAACTTCATTATGAGTAATTGCCGGGCGCGGCTCAGATACACGTTTTATGATTTCCAGCCCCGGATCCCAGCTTCTTTTCGCTACGCGGGCCAAATTTTCTTCCATTGGAATTTTTCGGCCATCGGATAATTTAACTAATACTTGCATCGTTTATCGGTTTTAATTCGTTATTAGCATATTCATTAAATTTGTTTTGTATTTCTTCAACTTCCGCTATATATATTGGTTTTACTTCTGTCTCGAATCTATAAACATATTTATCAAGGTTTTTCTTGATTTGAAATTCCCCCGGCAATGGATTAAGCCCGGCCATCTCTATAAGGTCATAATGTGCATACGGATCGACTAAAAAAAGTTTTTGTTGCTTTGCCAGTTCGCGCGGGTTGTCCTGAAATTCACTCATCAGATAATCCATCCATGCTTTGTTTAGGACATAAATACTTGCCTTTTTTTCTTTGAGTTTTATGTATTCGTCCAATAGTTCAATACTTGTTTTGAGATTGTATTTCGTTCCATAGGTAATAACCGAACCATGATATTTTACACCCAGGTAAAAATCACCAAGCAAATCGGTAAAAAACTGCTCAATCATTTGGCCGTTTCTGCTTATCTCTTTTAGCTTGTCTTTTTCCGGCTCCTTTCGTACAGATACCTCAAAAGCTGTAGTATTTTTTGATTTTTCTTTATCAACACCGGAAATACTGCCCCAAATGGCAGAATAAATCTTATCCTCTCCGACCATTAAATCTTCTTCAAGTATCCGATGGACTTCTACTGGTGGCGTACCGTAACCAAATGGGGGGATCGGAATCTTAACATTTGGATCAGAAACTTCCGGAATAATAGTTATATCTGATAAGTTTCTTTCTTTTGCGATCCCTGTACCTTGACAAGACGGGCAAATAATATACCCGCTTTCAGCATTGTCGGTTTGTATCCTGCCCTGCCCCTGGCAGTCATCACAAGCGTGTTGAAACTCATAGGTTCTGACAATTCCGACTTTAGTTTTATAAATTCTGAACAGCGAATGGTCAAACAAATATTCATCCGCCAAAGTCATTGCCTCCCAGATATAAGAAGTTTTACACCCGTCTACCTTCACATCATCGTTATCAGAAATTATACACCCAGGGACTTTACCGAAATAATTCACAAAACTTACCGGTTCACCTTCGTTATATTCAACGATTTCAAAATCCTCTGGTTTATTCCCTCCCTTTTTGCGTTTTACAATAATATCCCGTTGATCATCAATAACACGGTAAAACTCAGCATCGTTTTCTTTTATATCGTTATATTCAAAAATAATGTATTCAATCGTAATGATGTTTTTATAGGCAATCGATTTTATAGAGTTTACAGGATAGTAGTTTATTTCTGTTTCACCAAGTTTGTTCAGTTCGAGAAGTAATATTCCGAAAGGGTCTAGATTTAGTTTTTTTCTCCAGACGGTATCCATGAATTTCTGGAGCGAATAACCCGTACTTGATTTAATTTTTTGTTTAAACAGTTCTTTGTCGTTATCATTTTCAATATCGTAAATCCGCGATCCGCCTTGCGCTGAAAAGATTTTATCAAGTGGTTTCAAAGTAGTGGCAAATATCCGAACGGTTGCTTCATTTGCCAGCTTTCTCCGAAGTTCTAATGCTTTTTCATTTTCAACGCCGTCAATTTTTTGCAAAAACTTTTTTAATCCTATGCCTGCAACATGAAGCTCATGTTTTTCTTTTAGCTTTACGCCCCGTTCCAATTGAACGGCATTATCCGGATTAAGAATCTTTTCAGCTATTTCGGCAATTGAAGAAAATATCATTATAATAATGATAATATATATAATTTTCGTATTCATGGCATGCCATAACTGAACAAAGATAATTTAGTTTTTTGACAAATGCAAATTATTTTTATTTAGACTAAATTTAGATAAGAAAATTTGACATGAAAAAAGCCCGGACAAACCGGACTTAATCATTAGGCGGTGGTGATTATCTTACAACGTCTGATTCACTTTTCCGCGATGGTTATCTTGACCTCATTGATTCATTTAGCCATTTTAGTTATCTTGGTTGCGATGATTCACTTAAGTTTTTAGTATATATTGCAAGTGATGATTAAAATTTCCATCCCCTTTCTTTTGGTGTGACAATCCCGGTATGACCGAGTTTTGCCTCAGGATATAAACAAGGTGTTTCTAATCCTTCCAAAGTTCTCCATACATACCACAAATCTGCAAGAAAATGCTTTATCATTTTTCGCATTGCGGCAAAATGCCTGTGATTAGGTTTAGTATCTTTCCACATACATTCAATCAATTTACCTTGCGTGTTATTTGATTTTGTCATTTTCTCACTTACTGAATAATCCTGTTTGGCCCGGTTGTAAACCTCTGAATAAATGTTTTTATGTTTGATGAAACTTCCTGCCATTGAAAATAAAACAGTCCTTAATGTTTTATTACCACCTCCCGAAACGCCTTTTTCATACCTCTTATGGCTTGGTTTATCGTATCCGCAATAGGCCCAAATACTAGAAGCGTACCGAGCTTTTTCAATTTCCAGATAAACCAACAAATAAGCTACTGAAATTTTCCCGACTGCCTTAATTTGCAGCGCCTTTTGTGCTATTTCCGGAGCGCCTTTTGATAAGTGTTTTTCAATCCGCTTATCAATCTTGTATAACTGCTTTTTCAATGCCGTAATACTTTCCAGTAAAAAATTCAATGTTTCTTCATCCATATCATCAGTGCGGCGTTTCATTGCCTTTATCCGGTTTTCGGCTCCAAGTTTCTGTTTCATAATCTGCTCCCTGGCATCAATTAATATTTTTAAGTTTTTATGCCAGTCATCCCTGTTTCGTAACGTTCCATGCCGTTTCATGTGCTCAACAGGATCGACAATACGGGTGTTTTTGTCAACGTAAATACCACCGTTTGCTTTTGGATTAATTCTGTCAGTATCAACTAATGACATTTCACCAGCTAATACTTTTCCAGATAATGCACATCTACCGTTTTGCTTTCTGGAAATCCTTTGTTTTAATTCTTTTTTTGCCATTTTGTACGATTTTAAATTTAACTTAATGATTCACTTTATAGATATGGTTATCTTTTCCATACTGATTCATTTTTTGTTTTGGGTTATCTTTTTATATATGATTCACTTAATTTTTGTGATTATCTTAAGCAATTTGATTAACTTTAATTTTATGGTTATCTTTCAGCTTCTGATTCAAAAAAAGCCGCCTGGAAATCGCACAAACCAGACGGCAAAAACTAGAGAAATATCCTCCATAATGTGCGATTCTAACCTGCCTAAAAAAATCATGAAAAAACTTTACTCAACGAAGATACAAAATAATTTTGACTTATGCAAATAAAAACCCCCGGACAAACCAGGGGCCTTAGTATCAACCTTAATTTATGAAAAAAATCCAGCTAAAAAGCTGAAAATATCATTTTCCCGACATCAATAAAGTCGGCTTTCTTACATTATAAGACGCCCGCATGATAAACACATCAAGCCAGTCTGGCGATCTTCCAATATTTTCCTTAATCTTTTCCTTCGGTAAAATCCTTAATTTATTGTCTTTTTCTGAATCATACGTTTTTAATTGCTCCAACTCCTCAATAATCATTAATCTTTCCTTTTCCGGCATCTCGCATTCGATGTATATCTCATTCCTGTTTGCAATTTCGCTCAACTTATAACCGCATTCATCCTTGAAATGGTTATAATTTCTATTAGTCGGTACATGGTTTGCTACAAATCCCTGACATCTTAGATTATCTTTCACGCCTCCCCCGATACCGTCTTCATCAACTTTAATGTTAAACAAGGGGATGCCATATTTTTGCCTGAAATTCTCAATTGCTATTTGTTGTTTGACTGTCGATGAAATATCAAATATGACGAAATCAATCAATACCCAGCCTGCCCAAACTGTTAATATTGCCCTGTTGCTTCCATACCTGGCAATATCAGATATAGAATAAATATTGCTTCCCCTTCTGATATGCGTATTTGTGAATATTGCAAGTATGCTTTCATGTTTTATTAATTGTGTTTTGTCGAGTGTCCCCTCTGCCAGGTATAATGCTTTAAATTCTACCGGGTTTAAATCTTTTCGTGCCTGTTCAATTTCTTCTAATGATAATATTTTTGCTTTTACGGCATCATAAGCGGTAATCTTGAAATATTCATATTCTGAATTTTTTTCTTTTGCTTTCTCCCCTAGTAAATGTCCCCAGTTTGTCAGCCCTGTAAAATTACCTATTAGCTTACATTTTCCCCTTGTATAAGTTAATGTAGTCCTGAGTGCTATCCACGCATCATATTTGGCACGCGTGAATTCATCAAAGACCGCCGCGTAAACATCTTCTCCAAATAATGAATCTGGCTTGTCTGCCGACTTAAATCTAATTACTGTATTCCGTGGCGTGGTAATTATCAGTTTAGAATAGTTAATTTTATAAAATGGATTCTTTTGCACTTTTATTACAAGCCGCTTAAATGCTATTTCTGATTGATCGAAAATCGGAGCTACCCACCAAAAATTGGAACCTTCAGGATAATCTAAATCATGAGCTTCTTTAAAAAGCCACCAAAGATGGCAAAATGTTTTTCCTGATTTTGTTGAGGCTTCTGTAACTGTAAATCTTTTCGAGCACGATAATATCTTTTCCTGGTAATCAGCTAGAGTAGGTTGTTTAATCTCAAATTTCATTTTGTGAAATCAATATCAATGTTGCCGGAATGCTCTAACTTATCTGGGGCGTTATAACCCATCATTTTGTTAATTTGTTCTATCGCGCTTAATTTTGAATAAAGTTTTATTTTAATAAACTTTATATCAATTGAGTTATATTCTTTTTCTAATTTATCATATTCTTTCTTAACTTCTGTTTTGGTTTCAATGCTCTCAATACATTGTTTTTCTTTATCTGTCAATTGTTCAAATTCTTTCAATTCTATCCATGTATTATGCAAATGTGCGATATTTGAATAAGCAATTTTTATCAATTCATTTAATTGTCTTGTTTTAGATATTTTACATTCCTTTTCATAATCATCCTTTATGTAATCTATATATTCCTGAATATGAAGTTTTGATAAGTTCTGTGTAGCTATCTCACAGCAAGTTTTATGACTATATCCGGCTTTTCTTGCTGCCCTTGCTCCGTTCCAATCAATAATATACTCATGACAAAAATTCTTTTCTTTGTTTGTTAATTTTTTCTTAAGCTCCTTTAAAGTATATTTTATTTCATCATTCATATATCTTCTTTCTTGTGATTCAATATTATCAATCCTTTATAAAAAGCCATCTAATGAAGTTGCCATACTACAAATTTACTATTTATTTACTTAATTAACAAACTTTGCTGATTATCAGCTATTTAAACACATAATTAAAACATAAGGTAGATGATTTAAATAATAATTTCGTGTTTTTGTATCAATTTTTGGATTATTAATAACTTCATTAATATATTTTTCGCAAAACCCAAAAGCAGCATAAGGTTCTTTATATTTTTTTTTATATTCTCCAAGCAATTTATCTGTATTAATTGGGACGTAATTTTGTATATTTAACATGTCTTTTTTATTTAATATTTCATATAATGGATTTTTTCTGCCAAATAGAACCTTACCAATAGCCATCTTATCTCCATAATAAATAACGTCTTTTAGTTTTTCGGTTAAATTCCGTATGTTGTCACCAATTATTACTAATCCATTTGGCTTTTTTATTTCGTATCCTGCATATCGTCCAATAAATATACAATTCGATACTTCATAAGGAATATTTTTTTTTTCATTGTTTAAATATTTAGGATACGTTTTCATAAATTCGTTAAAATCTCTGTCAATTTCTTTCTTTTCATCTTTGTTAAGTTCGCTGTACTTTATATTCAATTCAAAAGAATCAAGTACGCCTTGAACATAAGCTTTTTTTAAATCTTCAATTGTGTAGTTCATTTTTTAATTTATCAAATTCGTTATCAAATTCAAAATGGTTTATTTCGAGCCTTTCTCTTTCAATGGCTATATGATGAAGTATCTCAATGTCGATTTGTTTATCAAGTAAAATATTGAACATTTTTTTTATTCCGAGGTTAAAAGCTGCTTTTATTGTGAGTTCCCTGTTTTCTGATTCAGTCATTGTTTCATTCCTTCTGTAAATGATTGTTTAATTACTTTAATCAATTCAGATAATATTTCAATTGGAATACTTTCTGAATCCATTAATTTAGCCTGTCTTTCACAATTAGAATATAAAATATCAAGCAATAACCTATATTTTACAATAAAATTATTAACAGTTTTATTTTTTACTGATGCTGGTTTGCTTTTTTCGATTATCGTTTTTAATATTATCAATGAAACATTACTTTGATTCCATTGTTTTGTTATTTCTTTTGATGTGTTCAGTATTCTGTTAAGATTATCAAATACCATTTTTTCCACCTTCTGACTTGGAGTTATTTTTTGCATGACTTTAATATTTTTTAATTTTGCTGGAATATATAATCGTTCCATACCTACAAATTTATACAAATTAAGCAAATTATTGTCAAAATTAACCCACTAAAACAAATACTTAATGCAATTATTTGCACTTCAATCCAATTTAATTTTTTCATGACCAATAAAATTTGAAATTTTTCACTGCAAATATAATCATCTGAACAATTCCACAAATTATAGGAACCTCACAAATGATCACCCAGGTAGTTAATAATATCATTTCTAAATTATCTGTATCGATTGTTAGTTTCATTGAATTTGTTTCTATGTTAGCAACATTTCGCCTTAATGTTGCCACTGTTCTTTACCACATAATTTGCATTTAGTTGCCGATGTTGTACCACTAATGTCTGGAACAAAGGTTTTACAAATAGAATCGCTAACATTAAATAAAACACATATTTTCCATTGTGCTTCATCAGGTTTCATTTCATTAGCATATACCTTATCTAAAATTTCTCTTATTTTTATATCCATAATACGTGTTTTATTTTTGCCGTTAGCCGTCAGTTTAACAACGCACTAACTCGCCTGTCATTCCTTCTATATATTCTTGTCCGCATTTTGAACATTTAACCTTTGAAGTTACTCTATACTGTTTTACATATTTCAAAGAGTGAAATCCTACTTTACACCAAAAACTACGCCTAACATCGGCTAAAACTTCATTGCCTACATTAGTGTTATTTTGAACTTCATTACTATTTTCCATGTTTATTGCATTTTGAAAGTTATCTGCATTTTATACGGCAACGCAGTTTAGCCGAGTACCATTAGGCGTAATTTTACCAACAGTCCTTATATAAATCACCAACCAATTCAATTACACCAGCAATCACACCCAATGGTATTGCCACTAAAGTAATTATCAATAACGCACCACGCCTTAACCAATTTCGTTCTACTTTGTCTAATGGGTGCTTAAATTCATTCCAAAAACTACGCCTAACAACAGGTATAGTGCATTGCTCGTTTTGTTCTTTTTTACTATCTGTATTCATAATTCAAAGTTTTTATTTTGTTAATTAAGTTCGTGCTGTAAGGTCGCAACGACACCATACCCAAACCGTTAGCCGTCAGTTTAAGAGACAGCGTGGTAATTACAATTTGTCTTTAATTTGATAAGTCTCTTTTTTTGAGCCAGACAATAATTTTCGACTTCTGCATCATACAAGTATTGAAATTCTTCATTTAATTCGTTGTAATCTGCTTCCATATATTTAGTACAAACATGGTAAGTTCCTTCAACTTTAAACTGTAATATCAATTCTTCATTGTCGGTCACTGGTTTGCCACCTATGCAACTTCTTAATGTTAAACTTTTACAAGTCAAACAACTTTTTGATATTGGGGTTTTAAAACATTTCGGCTCGTGTACTTTCATTGCCTGTTTCGTCTTTAAAATCCTTTTACAAAATTCACATTCAAAAGCGGTTATTTTTTTCATATTGTTTTAGTTAGTTTCATATTGGATATTCTCTTAGTTGTAAATGTTTCGGGAATTTATTTATGTCTTTGACCAGCTTTCCGTTAATTTCAAGTTGTTTTACGAATACTGGAACATTCGCGGTCTGACATTGATCAACAATACTTTCAATCCATTCCAGTTTTGCCGGTCTCCGGTTTGGGCCTGATTCACTGCCGACAATTACCCAGTCAACACTCGTAAAACAAGAAGTATGATAAAATAAACTAATATAACCCAAACACGGCTCAATACTCAAAAATCTTACTTTTGCAGGTATTTTCAATAATTCAGGTATGCGTTCATCTGCCCATTTCTGGTTCTCGGTTGTTACTCCAAGCCAAAGATTTTTAAGCGGATAAAAGTCTTCATATTCAATATTCATTCCATTATTATGATAACAATAATATCTTATTCTTTCAAATCCCATCATTTTTTCGCTCATCCAACTTATATCTTCATAATTGAAATATTCATTCATTTGCTTTGGTCTTTTAGTCAACACTTGAAATATATGATGTGGATTTGATGCAATAACTGTCATTGTTTTATCAACCCACTCAAAAGGCACAGATTCATGAAACAGATCCCCCATCGAAACAACAAAAAACATTGAGGACTTTTTGAATTTAAAAGGCTTGTTTAATTGTGATTCTGCAAAATTGGTCTTGCCTGTCCACCCTTTAGGGTCTACAACAGGAAAATAAGATTCATTGCCCATTACACATAACCATTTAGCCATCTTTTCAGCATAACAATTTTTACACCCTTCTGATATTTTGGTACATCCAATAACAGGATTCCATGAGTGTTCTGTCCATTCAATTTTAGTTGTTTTCATTGTTTCTTTTTTTCATAGCTGTTTGTTGTTTCTTTGTTTTATAAAAGTTTATATCAATATCATTTTCTTTCATTAGTTTCAAAAGTTCTTTTGCCTGCTTCCTCTTCGCGATCACCCCCTTTATACACCAATGCTTTTTATATTCCCATCTCAGAAATGAATCTCCATAAACCGGATTAAATGGGTTCTCCTTTTTATAAATTCCTTTTGCTATTACTTTTCCACAATAAGGACATTTAGGTGCTTCTCTATATACTGCCATTGTTTCTTTGTTTTATGAATTGTTTGAATAACTGTTCTGTTGTTCTCCAATCTTCTCTGATTGTCTGATTTGAATATAAAGGCAACCATAATCCATGTGCTTTAGTATGACTTTTGCCACAATATTCAGCAAATTCACAGGCTAAACTTTCAAGCTCTTTTTCAGCGAATTCAACACCTTTGTTAAAACCATTTTTGAAGATTTTTATATCCTCGTCGTCACAATATGGATTGACTCTAATTTCAGCCCTTAAAATTCTATGTTTTGATATCATTGTTTCTTTGTTTTATAACAATATATGCCAGTCTTAGTTGATTAATAAGCTCAAGAAAATATTCATAAATATCTTTAGGCAAATCATCAATGTCAACAATAACATTATTATTTAATTCGACCATAATTCTTTTAAATGGTTTTTTTTTCATTTTAAAACTCCTTTCATTTTTTCCACGGATTATCTTTTATTTTTACCAAATCATTGAATTTCTTCTTATATATATCTGATAATAAAGATAATTCAAATTTATCTAATTTACAAATATTGTGCTTTTTTATTTCTAGCCGCTCAATTTCCTTAATACCATGCTTTTTGATGAGAAATTCTTTCATAATATCCTGCCGACCACCTGCGAAATGGTTGCACTGTAAACACATTATATCATTATTAGTGTCCTCAAAAGCTACCGAAAAATAAGTGTTATTACAGTCAAAAACTTTGATCCAGTGACCGAGATGAATATTTTTGTCAGGAAGTTGCAGGAACCTTCCGCAAGTCGAACACTGACAAACATAATCATTATTGCAAAGTGACAGTTTTCGCCACTTAGAATAATTCTTCCAGGCTGGTGTATTATAAAAGTCTTTAGATTTCATTTCGGCCTTTTAAATTTATAACATTCAATAAAAGCCATTAACCGGCTTTTATTTCCTTGTTACCTGCAAGGCAAGTATTTTATAATCCATTTGCCTAATTTTAGGTATTTAGTGTATCCGTATCTTTCGCTAAATAGCAATCCTTTATCTTGGTGCTTCCACATTAAACCCCTGCCAAACAGTCTAAACCAACTCTGTTTTTTAGAATGAAGCGAAGCCCAGCAGGTAACACCAAATAAACACAATACAAGCTGTGTGCTGTCTTCAAGCTGTGTGCTGTCTTCAAACTTTATTCTTTTAGTGTAATTGATTATGTAATTCATAATTTTGTTCTTTTAATTTGTACTGTGTTTATTAATCACGTTAGCCACAATTAAAAAAATTAATTAACCGGCTTTTATTTCTTTGTTAGGGCACATTTAAAGCCAAAGTATGCCCTCATCACCATCAATGTCATGCGAATATTCCATCAGCATTTCAGTCGTTATCTCATTACCTGCCGCATCTTGATATTTGCCGTCTTTCAGTTGGAACAGTATCACTTCTTGAGTAATAAAACGTGCCCTAACATTGGCTATACTCCATGCCTTGTTTTGTGGTTTCTTTGCGGTTTGTTGATTATTCATAAGTCTGTAATTATTTAAAAGTTTCGTTATCGTTTCACGGCACGAGAGCATAGCCGTAGCCGTTAGCGGTAATGTTGGTCACAAAATACTCTACAGGTTCTTAAATCAAGCCCTGTAATCTCTTTCAGCTTTTTTACCGCTTGCAAAAATGTGTTATGTCCGTACAATTCTTTTACTACTGTGTATTGGTCGTGGTCAATAAAAACACTACCGCTAACACGGTATATAATTAAATTTTTAAAATCGCACAATGATCTTAGGCGGTAAATACACAATCCAAATATTCTACTATCATATATACCTTTTAGGTAATAATATTGGAATTGCTCACGCTCGTTTCGTGGTTGTCTTTCAAGTATCTTTTTTAAAGATGCTGATGTTCTTATTTTAAACTTTTTCATATCTATATCCTATTTTAAAAATCAAATCATATACTTTTTCGTTGTGGTGCATTAAAACGTTCGCTTCGCCACCACAACAACATATATAGGCAATAAGCCTACTCTTTTAGCGGTTCCCAATCTTCATCGTGCATATTATCGTGTTCCGAACCATCAGGAAATCTAAACACATAACCGGGTTCATTCAGGTCATCCGCAATATCAACAACATCACCAAGATGACATGGAAATTCATCACCTTTATAAATTCCTTTAAAATAATATTTGCTTCTTTTCATAATTTCGTTATTTAATTCCGTAGGCTTACTGCCCATATATGCATCTCGTTATAAATATCACATAAAATTAAACGGCTTTTATTTCTTTGTTAGTGGTCATTGCCGGATTTTATCAATCACAAATTTTGCACCATCAATAAAAATTTGTCTTTTATCAGTTGTGCCAATATCATTATCGTGCCGATATGGAAATTTTTTACTTGCAAAATTTTTAATATCTTCATCAGAAGGCAACGACAAACTAACATTGTATAATTGAACATTGCCAGCTTCATCGGTAATTTTAAATTCGTATTTCATATCAAGTTTTATTTTATGTTTAACATTCGTGTTTCAAATGGCACCGTTTTTTATACGTTACCGTTGTGGTGCATTAAAACGTCCGCTTCACCACCGCAACAAAGAATAAACACAAAAAAATTTACTGAGCTCGTTCTTTTATATACTCTTCCAGTTTTTCATAGAAGAGTCCTTTATCATTCCACTTGTTATAAATCCTTTCTACCTCACTATAAGGCATATCGTAATCGTCTGCTGTCTGTTGTATAAATCCGTTTTTCATTATCGTAAATTTTAAAGATGTTTATTTAAATACGTTATAAATCACATAAAATTAATTAACCGGCTTTTATTTCTTTATAATGTTTTTTGCTGCTGCACTATAATCTTATCAATATGTTGAAATATGCTTTCTGGTCGCTCCCAATTTTCTTCTGCAAATTTCACTACACTATCAAACCATTTTGCAAACCATTTCGTTTTGCCTAAACTCTCTGCTAATACAAAGTATGTTTGCAGGTGAAATAACTCGCCTTGAGAATTGCTATTAAATATTCGTTCAGCATATTTTTCTATCCCTAATATTTCTGTTGCTTCTTTAAAATTCATAATAAATCATTTTTTTAAATTAGTGTAGTAATTTATTAATGTCGGCATTACTAGCCAAACAGTTATATATAATCACATAAAATTAATTAACTCGTCTAGAATGTCAGTTTCAGCCGCATCAGTATCTTTTGCAATCATATCGAAACAATCTTTGTAAACTATTTTAAATTGTGCTTCGTCTTTAGCCGCAAAACTTACACTATCGTAATCAGGATAAATCAACCCATCAATTTTTATAAATTTTCCATGCCCGGCATAACATTGAATAAACATACGATATACCTTGTAATTTGGCAATTTACTTAAATTTTGCGTATGGAAATAGCCAAATTTCATCAAAGCCCAAAACTTTTTTAAAAAATCATTGTTTCGTGGAATCGTTATTTTAGCACGGTATACAGTGTCGGTTCTCATGCTTAAAATTTCAGTATAATCTGAATTAAAAGCCGGTCTCAAAAAAGGATCTTTACTATATCGTATTAAATCAATTTCCATTCTTTTCGATTTCGTTCAGCCATTTAATAAGTTTGTTAATATTATCAGTACAGCCATAGGCCTTTAGCATACCTTCTTCGTCACATTGTTTCATTTGCTTCTTTGTGATCCTCATTGACTGTAATTTCCTTCTTAGCATAGGAATAGAAATTAACGATTCGCTTTCTAAACCACCGCACACCCAACATCCGTATGAATCACAATCCGGATCCCATTTCATACCACATGATTTACAAACTTTGAACATTTTCATAATTTCCATTCTTTTGATTTGAACCATTCCGAGAGATAATTTAGCAATTCTTTTGCTTCTTTTTCAGAAAAAGAATGCTTTACCTGGTCTTTGATTATCATTAAGTCCATTCTATGCTTATCAAGAAATTCAATTTGTTTTTTGCTTAATTCCATTTATATATAATTCTGGTTGATTTTTAAATAAATCTAACTGTGAAATATGATTTTTTATTCGCTTTACAGCATCGTTGAAATAGTCTTTGTCAAGTTCATAACAAACTATACTAAATCCCATTCCAATACAGGCAATGACCAAAGACATTGATCCGCCGTGTGTGTCAAGAATCCTATCCCCCTCTTTGGCATAATTTATTAAAATCCATTTATAGAGCTGTACTGGTTTTTGTGTTGGATGGAATCTGTCCTTATCAGTATTGTTTATTTTAACAATTCGTGCAGGGCTATCAAACGACGTCCAAGCAATTTCTATTTGGCTCATTGTTGGTATTGCAACCATTTTTTCCCAACATATTATTGTTCTTGTTGGATGTAAGTCAAAGTAATTTCCTCCCCAAATTATTTGGCTTTTACTTACTCTAAATAATTGTTCAAAATATTCAATACTCGGAGCATTATCATCCCAATTTATCCGCCTTATATCATTCATAAATTTAATTTGTGAGTTTGTTCCACCTCCATCAGTTATTCTTTTACCAAGTCCATACGGCGGATCAACAATTGCTAAATCAAAAGAATTTTCTTTCATTCGTTGCATCGCAGGTAAACAATCTTCGTTATATAATTGAATTATCATCTTTTGAACGTTAATAAATATTCCCTAAAATCTCTTTCCTGGTCTTCGTCATATCTTTTATTTTCTGAAATATTGTTGGCTTTCCGGAAAATTCTATGCTTTTCCATTAGCCAAACCATATATTTATGATTAGCGTTTTTCTCTGAATAACTATCAGACATCATCCAAAGTTCATAATAATCGTTGAATACAGTATTTAGATACTTTCCCATAATGTTAGTTGTTTTACTTTCTTTTCACTCGAATAATCACACCCAAAAGTCCAACTGCATTTTAATTTGTCCGGATTATAAATGCTTTGAAGCAATTTGCCTTTCTTGCATTTTGGACAAATTTTGTCTATTAATCTATATAGTTCTTTGGACTGATCCATAAAAAAAGTCCTTAAAAGAAAAAGACCGGATATCCTGTCGCAAAACACTTCCGGCCTAATCCCTCTAAGGACTGTATTAAATTAGTATTTCCGTTTCTTCTTATCATGACAGGATTATTAGTGTTTGCTTGTACAAATGTAATCAAAATTATTTTAAAAAACAAATTATAACTATCAATAAATTCAATTGAAACTGAATTTATTTTTAAGTTATAGTACATGTAATTCACTTTCACAAATCAGCATCCTATGTTCTGTTTCTATATTTCTTACTATGTAATATTGCTTTCCATGAAATTCTCCTTTGTGTTCGAGTACCTCATATTTAAATGTTGTTCCTGTTATAGTTTGTCCATAAACACGTCCTATAACACACGGCAAAACTCCATTGGTCTTGTTGGTTCTCAATAAATTTATCCTATGCCTCAAAACAAATAAATCAGCACAAGGAAATTTTGAACCAAACTTCTTAATGAATGATATCCTTATTCTCAATATAAGAATTTTTAATTGTCTCATAACCCTAACTAGATATATATTCAATTAACATATTTCTATGTTAGCAACAAGCACTACGAAGTACCTCATTGCAAAGTTCGTGTGGTATTTTAGATCGTTCATAGTGTCCGTTCTTTCCTTGCGTTCCTGTTTTTGCTCCACGTCTTGCACTTTCGTGGTGGCAATGTTTATCAATTATATTTCCGTCTTTATCGTATTTGTAATTTCTACACATTGGTCGAGGTTTCCAGGTCTTTGAGTTAGTCCATATATCGGTCGGTTTTGCTCTGCTATCTCCATATTGGCAATACCAAACAGTATATCTTTTAAATTCTTGCATCCAGTTCATGTGCCTTAACATACCTCTTGGGTTTTCAATAAAAAATACCATGTTTGGGTTAATAACTAACCATTCTTTAATCAAACTAATAAAGTGTTGGTTTACTGTATCACATTTTTTAGCGTAATCACTTTTTGGTTCTGTTTTATTTCGGTGCGTACTTATGGCTGCAATAGTATAAGTAGTACAATCAGGCGAAGCCCAAACTATATCAGGAATAAATGGCACATCTTCTTTTGTTAGTTCACCAATATCAATTGAAAGGTTTATGTTTTCATATTGTTCCCAATCAACTGAAAAAACATTCATTCCTAATTTTTCACCTGCCTTCCCTATGCTTCTCAATCCTGCAAATAATTCTAATAAATTCATATCTTGTATTCTAAGTTTTTACTAATTAAACCGTGCCAGTTGCTAACACGGTGTAAAACCGCATTAAAACGACGGTTTACACCAACCGTTAGGCACAATATTTTATTAATTTTTCCCGCCCGCGCTTTCGATTTCTCTAATTTGTTTTTCTAAAAAATCAGATATAATCAATGTTGTTTGCGATGGGATTTTATTCATGCTGGAATCTTGTTGCACCCAATCAATTGTTTTTCCGCCAGCCACAATAAAAATAGCCTCATTTTTTGTAGGTATAAATGTTGTTAAAATTCCAAACAAGGCACTTCCAACAAATGCCATCCATAACTTTGAAGTAATTTTTTTTCTTTCATTACGGCGTTTAGTTAATTCAACTCCATGATGATTATCATCAAAACCTAAACTCATGACAGCATAAATAATTACTGCAATTCCAGCCACAGCCAAAACAATTGCAAACGTTAAAAATAATGCGTGTATTGAATCCAACCTTGTTAGCCAATACAATTTAGAATAAGTACTCATGTTTTTAATTGATTATTATATATTTAATTTTATCTGTTGAAATTCTTCCCTAAAATGCTTATCTGTTTCCAATCGGTTGCTAATTGATTTAACCGAGTTATAAATGATACAACTACTTAAATTGCCTACATGCTTAGCAATTATACTTTTTGATAATTTCAAATCTTTTGCAAGATAATGAATGACCTGACGAGGTAGTAAATATTCCGTATCCCTGCATTTCATGTTCAAAGATTCAATATCAACATTATAATACGCACAAACTATGTTCCGGTAATAAAATAGTTTTTCTGTTTCAGTCATGAAGGGGATCTCGTCTTTCCGGTTATTGTTCCAGTTCTCGAAATCTTTTAAAATCTGTGATTTTGTCCTGCCTGTGAAATGGATTATATAAGCAATTATATTTTCATTCATGATATGTTATTTAGGTTAATAAATTCACGTTTCATCCAAAATCGTAATTCAAATCCAAAAAAACATAGTCTCCACTCATATTCAGAAAAAGAAAACCAATACTTAGTAATCCCGATTAACGTATAATTACCCCAACAACTTTGTTTCCAACGATTTGTAAAAACAATTTCATCTAATTTATGTTTGTATCTCCTTTTCATGATTCGTTTATTTTAGTTTATATAATTCATTCTAAAAAAGCATTTTACCCTGTTTGATCGATTCTTGCTCGAAAGTGCTATCTTCATCAATAAATTTATTGATATATTCATTATGCCTCAGAACCACTAAACCGGTTGCACCGTCTGAATTTTTCTCAACGATATTCCAAATTTCATTTGTCCTGACATAATCCCTTTCTAGCTTATGATAGTAATCTTCTCTATATAGTGCTATGATTAAATTTGCATCTTGCTCTAAATTTCCGCTATCCCGTAAATCTGACATTTGTGGTTTATTTCCTGCCCGACTTTCAACATTCCTATTAAGCTGATGTAATGCAATAACAGGAATTTTCAACTGAATAGCTAATTGTTTTAATTCTCTGGAAATTTCACCGATTTCATTATTCCGATTGCCTTTATACCGATCAGAAGGTTTTATCAATCCCAAGCGATCGACAATTACAAGATCGAGTTTATTTTTCAACTTTTTGGCCCGGCAAATACTTTTTAGTTTCGAAAGTTCAAAAATATTATCGTAAATATCCAGTGAATAAGTGCTAAAGTCATTTTCTGATTCATACATTAAATCAATATATTCGTTATCAAAGGTCCCTGTTTTGTAAAATTCAGGATTAATATTTAAATAACTTGTTATAATTCTATCAGATAATTTCTCCTTTAATATCTCAAGGCTAAAATAAGACACGTTTTGTGTTTCGGCTGCTTTTAAAGCAAATTGCAATCCTTCTGCTGTTTTGCCCATAGATGGCCTACCCACTATTAAAATAAAATCACCATCTTGCCATCCGCCAGTTAATTTATCTAAGTTTCTTGAGCCCGTGGAAATACCAGGAATTTTAACGCCTTCTTGTTTTCGTTTCAATGCACGTTCAATACTCAATGAAATGTTTTCTTTTAAGGTTTTCAGCTCAGTGTTTCCCGAGAAAAAGTCGTTAATATCATCCGCCGTTGATTCAAATTTATCCAAAACATTATCAATATCACAATCATAAGCGTAACAATCATTGATAATTTCAGTACATTTTTGTATCAATATCCTTTGGAGGCTTTTATATCTTATAATTTCAATATGGTCGTTTATATTTGTAGGAAGTGAACTATTTGCTGATAATTGAGTAAGGTAATAAGCACCGCCGATTATTTCAAGTTCGTTTGTTTTTCTTAATTGTTCGGTAACGGTAAGCAAATCAACGGATTTATTTGTATTATGAAGCAATTTAATAGCATTGAAAATAATTTGATGTGAATCGTTATAAAATGAATCTTCTTTTAAGATGTTGATGACTTCGATTAATATCTTCTTATCAATAAGAATAGCACCCAGAATGGCAGATTCAAATTCAACTGCCTGTGGTGGTACTTTACCTAAATCAGCGACAATTTTATCAATATTGTTTTGAGATTTATATTTTGCTTTATCTTCCATTTATAAAATCCATTAAAACGAAATTTTATACTTAATATTAGCAATTATTAATTGCTTAACCAGCATAAATCACAACAATTTCCACCATCTTTTTTTTCTGAATCGGTTAATTTATTTCCGCAAATAACGCAATTAACAGAATTGCTATATATAGCGCTCTCGTTCGTTATTTTTGCCTGAGCGCGCTTTAATTCATCCGCTAAGAAAGTACAATGTATATCTTGAACATTTTTTACTTTTCCGTCTGGAAGAATAATGCAAAATGCTAATCCACCTGTATTTAAAGTTCTACCCCCATCAGTTGTACCAAGTAGTTCACATTTTTGGTCTTGATACATTACATATCGTTTTTCTGTTTTTGTTGATTTGATAGCATCACATAATGATTTTGTCATTATTCCTAATGCTTTAACCGATTTGTCAAAAATCGTTGCAATTGTATTTTCTTGTTTTGTCATGATTTTAATAAATAACTGGCTATAATACACAATGTAAATCAGTTGCTATTAGCCTTGTTAATAAATTGAAGCGTCTTGTCTGGCAATCGCTTCATATTGCCATTTGTTATCGGTTATAAAGTTTTAAAGCCTCTTCTGTTGTCATTGGTTTACCACATTTTGGATATTGTTTTTTTAGTTTGTTTATAAAGTGGTTCATATATTCATAAAAAGGCTGATTTGTATCAGTCGAAACCAAATGCTGATTAATAAACAATTCAGCTTCTTTTTTTATCGTTTCGATTGAAATTTGAAAAAATTCAGCTTTTAATAAATTATATATTTTAATAATATTATCTTCATTTATAATTTTATTTATATTTTCATCTTTATTTTCATTTTCCATATGAGAGGTCACATGACCTTTATTTTTTTGTTTTTTTGTATACTGATTTATACCTTTTAAATTGTTTCTTCTGCTTTGCGTGAAAGCCTTTCGTTTATTTTTTTCAATCTCTAATCTTTCATTATAATATAATCCTTTGTCGTCAATTTTAAATTTATCCTGAATTTTTATCCAAATTTGACCTACTGTTTGAGCTATCATATGACCACTCATATGACCTCTATTGAATTGCAGCATCAATAATTCCATATAAGCTCCTTTTTCTTCAAATGTCATTCCAAGCGTACCTCCTAGCCAATCATTTGGATAGAATAAAAATGCAGGGTCTTTCATTTTTTTATTGAAATTATCATATTAATAATATCATATATGCAATCTATTTCAAAAGGATTTAATTCTCTAATTAAATTAATTATATTACAAATTGAACCAATATTGTCACAAAAATTATTTTGAATAATAATTGAAATATCTTTCATATTTGAATGTAAATATTCATGGCATTCATTACATAACAATAAAAAATTATCATCCTCATATTCCCAAATTTTATGATTTGGCAAATATATCTTATGATGCAATGATAATTGTTTTTCATCTTCTTGACATATTTCACAAAACAAATCTTCTGTACTATATTTTTTCTTAAAATACTCAAAATATTCAAGCCGTTTTTTTTGCCATTTCGGATGTAGGTATTGTTCTTTGTAGGTCATAGCTATATAATTAAAAAGTCCTCAAAAGAAAAAAGCCGGATGCATGGTCGCGAAACCCTACCGGCTTAAATCCTCTAAGGACTGTATGAGAAATGGAATATCTGCTACTCTTAACCATGCTTTTAAATTGAGTTTCGCTGAGTACAAATATACAAAACTTTTCGGAATAAAAAAATTAAATTGTATTAAATTCAATACTTTTTAACAATCGTTTTATCTCACGTTTCCGGGCCGGTTTAGCCTTGATTTCAAAGTTCCAAAAACTTTTTCCAGTCCGGTTCACATGCCGAAATGATACTTCATCAGGCTTGATATTAAGGTTCTTTAGCTGTTCGCTGATTTTTACTGTGTCCATATAAACAGGCTTTTCCAAATAAATTTAATTGTTTCATCAGCACAAAGATTTAATCAATTCAGTATAAACCCATCCAGGCCAAAATTCAGAAAGTTCATCAATCTCCTTTTCGGTCATCGACCGGCCTTCATAATCAGCAGATTCAATATAAGCATCTGCAAAATCAGGGTAATCCTTTGTGTCAATCCCTGAAAATTTTATGTTGCTTATTTTTTCAAGTTCCATGGTTAAATTAGTTGTTTTTAAAAGATATTAAAATTTTTTAAATTCATCTTTACCGTCCACCCACTATTATTTTTCATTATAACAAATTCATGCCATTCGGAATAATAAATAGTTGTTACAAGAGTTGCAAAATAACCTCTTATGGTATATGTTTTGCCCTGAGTGATTGACTTTGTTGTTCTCTTGGCAATTATTTTTGTTCCAATTCTCAGTGCTTCTGGCTTATTACTCCACATTTTAGCACGTTCTTTTTTTAAACGTTCCTGTTCTGCAAGTTTTTCCTTGCGGCTCAAATTCAAATACCAACCAGGCTTTAGATTTTGAATTGTTTTTTGTGAATACATTTTAGTTGTTTTTATTGATTTAAAATTCTACATACTTTGCCTTGTGAGATATTTAGCTCACCTGCAATTTTTCGCTGTGAAAGCCCTTTTTTTGACATCTCAGCGACTTTCTTGATTAATTCTCTATTCACTGTATTGTTTTTTCCAGGTCTCTTAAAATGGCTTAAAATGCGCTTATTTTTGATTTGTATTTTTTGATTAATCTCAGAAATTGTGTAAATTCCTATTGAAGTAATCAGGCCTAAAATTATACTTTTGCTCAAAACTTCAATATTTTCAATCTGAAAACCAGTGTTATAATACAAAAAAGCACCAAACCCATCAATAATTGATAACAAAATATTAATATACCTTTCATTTCCATAGGTTACATTTATCATTGTGACACCACCCAGACCAATACCAAACGAAATAGAAAGGATAATATCTATTGTTTTTTGAATATCGTCGGGCCTGGTATAATAACTCAATCTGGCATAAGAAGCAATTACGTGAACCAAAACAAACAATAAAACTATAATTATTGATATTTTCTTCATGACCGTGGATCTTCTGTTTTTTCTTTTACGAAATTT